GATTATCTGGAGAGGTAATTCCAACCATGATGACTGAAATGGGATTATCACATCTTAAATTAACAGATGGTTCTACGGTCGATGTTAAACCGAATTACAGTGCAAATATTTCTGTAGCAAACAGAGAGAAAGCATTTAACTGGCTTCGTGAAAATGGCTTAGGTGATATAATCAAAAATGAGATATCCGTATCATTTGGTCGTAACGAGGATAACAAGGCAGCTGATTATGCTGCTCTTGCAGAGGAACGTGGGTTTCAACCGACACAAAAGTTGAAGGTTGAGCCCATGACTCTTAAAGCGTTAGTCCGTGAACGTATAGAGGCAGGTAAAGATATGCCAACGGAAATTTTCAATGTATTCATTGGAAATAAAACAACAATAAAAAGGAAACAATAAAAATGAGTAAAGAAATAATAGGAAAAAAAGAAGGCGCATTAGCAGTCAATATGTTTGAGGCTGATGCTAACAAAGGTGCTGATAACATTACACAGTCAGATTTAGCATTACCATTCTTAAAAGTTTTAGGACAATTATCTCCTGAAGTTAATAAGATGGATGGTAAGTATGTAAAAGATGCTGAACCTGGAATGATATATAACAGCGTTACCCAAGAATTGTACGATGGTGAAAAAGGTATCAACGTACTTCCTTGTCACTACATAAAACAATATGTAGAATGGCAAGATAGAGGCGTGGGTAGCAGTGGAGCACCTGTAGCAATTCACAGAGCAGATAGTGATATTATAAACACAACTACTCGTGATAAATCGTTTAAAGATAGATTGCCTAACGGTAACTATTTAGAAACAACCGCTAATCATTTTGTATTTTTACTTGGTGATAATCCATCAACAGCGTTAATTTCTATGAAGTCTACACAGTTAGTAGTTAGTAGAAAATGGTTAACAACAATGATGGGAATAAAGCTACAAGGAGAAAAAGGTTTATTCACTCCACCAACATATAGCCACATTTACAATCTAAAAACTGTCAAAATGTCTAACGACAAAGGAAATTGGATTGGATGGGGTTATTCTAAAGTTGGTCCGATAGAAGATGCAGCAGCTTATAATATGGCTAAAACATTTTCTGAAAGACTTGCCAAAGACGATGTGCAAGTTAAACACGGATCAGACGAATCAAAAACAGATTCACCATACTAAATAAAATCCTAGGAGTAGGCGCGGAAGCGAGAGTGGAAGCGCCTATTAAAATATATGTTTGAAAAAATATTTAAAGGATTGGAGCGCGCGCATGGTTGTACTAAAGTTACCGCACCGGCTGAGAATGGTGTCAAATTAAAAGGGCAATCATTCGTAGTACGTCAACCAGTGACCACGGACTTGTGGAAGATGCACTTAGACGGTACGCAGAGTCTGGGCATCATACCAATTAACGAAAACAACCAGTGTATATGGGGGTGTGTAGACATAGATTCATATGCAGGGTTTGATCATAAAAAATTAATAGATAAAATAAAACAATTTAATCTGCCTTTGGCTGTGTGCAGGTCAAAGAGTGGGGGAGCACATGTCTTTCTCTTCTCGGATAAACCCGTAGCTGCAGAAAGAATGAGAGACAAACTAACGGAAATAAAAACATTACTAGGATACGGCGGATCAGAAGTCTTTCCAAAACAAATTCAATTAAAATCAGCAGACGACACAGGTAACTTTTTAAACTTACCATACTTTGATAGTGATAACACTACACGTTACGCATTTAGAGCTGATGGAGAAGCTGCAACACTAGAAGAATTTTACACTGTATACAGTGAGATAAAACAAACAGACATTACAAAAATAAAAATAGAAAGACCTAAGTCTGAGTATGATGATGCACCACCGTGCATAGAACTTATGGCTATTAATAAAATACCGGAAGGCGGTCGTAACAATTCTATGTTTCATTTTGGTGTATACGCTAAAAAGAAATGGCCTGCAGAATGGAAAAGTAAAATGACTTTGTTTAATGCAACAGCATCAACTGTACCATTAAGTGAGTCTGAAGTAGAAATAATTAAACGTCAGCACGATAAAAAAGAATGGGGTTACAAGTGTAATGACACACCAATGTGTAACCTGTGTGATAAAAAATTATGTAGAGAAAGAAAGTTTGGTATAGGTGAAGAGATAGTATTTCCTGCACTGACTGATTTACAAAAAATTAAATTAGAAAAACCATATTATTATTTAAACGTAGATGGTGAGCGATTGCACCTGGAGAATGTAAAATTTTTAAAACAACAAAGTTTATTTCAAGAAGCATGTATGGAACAACTAGATTTTAAACCACCAACAGTTAAACCAAAAGATTGGGACATGATAATAAATCCACTGATGAAGAATCACGAACCAATAGATCCACCAGAAGGTGTGACTACACAAGATCAATTACAGAATCATTTAGAAGAATATTGTTTAAACAGACAAGTGTCTACAGACAAAAACGACCTTAAAAAAGGTGGTGTGTGGACTAACGAAGGTCATCATCATTTTGTATTTGATAGATTCTTTAATCAATTTTTAATTAGAAAACGTTGGGACATAAACTATCAACGTACAGCACAGATGTTAAAAGAAGCGTGCAACTGTGATGACAAACGTATTGGTAAAGAAAGAATCTCTGTGTTTGTAGTTGCACAGTTTGACAAAAAAGAAGATGACTACAATCAAAAAGAATTAAAACCAAAGGATATATTTTGAGACCACAAGATCAATTAAATTTATTTCCAGATCAAGAAAGTAAAAGAATTATTTTTTTTAAAGAAAAAGTAGATGTTTCAACTCTTCCAGATATAGGAGAATTTAAGTATAGTTTTTCAATTATAGAAAAAGATAGATACTATGTATATAAAGAAGGTGGAAAAAATATTTTTATGCCAAACAAAGGTTTAATTTTTCCTTTTTTAAAAGACGAAAAAACAGGGAAAGTAATAAATCCCATGCCAAACACAACAGGAAAATGTGGGGTTTATCCTAGAACTCAATTACCTCATTACGTAAATGGTAGACTAAAAAGTAAAAAAGCAGTTTTTTCTAGGATTTTTGCTCTTGCTTTTATAGAAAATGATGACCCGACAGAAAAAACTTACGTGGACCATATAAATGGAGATACTAAAGATTATAGACTAGAAAACTTAGAGTGGGTAACCCCATCAGAAAATAACAAAAGGATCAAAAAAAAATGAGAACTATTGTACTAGGACCACCAGGCACAGGTAAGACTACAACTTTGTTGAACAAAGTAGATGACTATCTTAAACAAACAGATCCTGATAAAATAGGTTATTTTGCATTTACACAGAAAGCTGCGCACGAAGCAAGAGACAGAGCAATTAAAAAATTTAATTTAACAGAAGATGATCTACCATACTTTAGAACACTACACTCACTAGCATTTAGAAAACTAGGATTAAAAAAAGATCAAGTTATGCAATCTAGGCATTACAAAGATTTAGGTAAGAAGTTAGGTTTTCCTGTAACGTATGCTGATTATCAAGAAGATCAGGGTGGTATTTTTACATCAGATAGTGAGTATCTAAGAATCATACAACTAGCACAGCTACGAAACATTACACCAGAACAACAATATGATTTAAACGAACACACACAGGACTTGGAAAGAGATCAACTTAGAATTATACATAACGAAATTAGACGTTACAAAAAAGACTACAACTTAATAGATTTTAACGACATGATTTTAGATTTTACAAAATCAGATAAGTCACCAAAGTTTGATGTAGTTTTTATAGACGAAGCACAAGATCTATCATTAATGCAGTGGGATATGACACGATCTATTTGGAATAAAACAACAGATGCTTTTATTGCAGGTGATGATGATCAAGCTATTTTTAGATGGGCTGGTGCAGATGTAGATTCTTTCATAACATTAAAAGGACAATACTTACCACTAACACAATCATATAGAATACCGGCTAAAGTACACGGACTAGCAATGGGTATAATAAATAAAATTAGAAACAGGATAGATAAAACGTGGGAACCTAGAGTTAGTCAAGGTAATCTACACAGACATTTTGATATAGAAAGTATTGACATGTCAACAGGTGACTGGCTAGTGTTAAGTAGAACTAGACACATGTTAAATGATTTAGAAGAATCTTTGTACAGACAAGGATTGTATTATGAAAATAGATATAAAAGAAGCAGTGAAAAAGAATTACATCAAGCAGCTACATCGTGGGAGCATTTACGACAAGGCCAATTAGTTTCGTACAAAGAAATAGAAAACATGATTAAATTTATAGGTCCTAAAAATTGGCATGCTAAAAAAATAAAAGGTATGGCTAAAGGATCTTTTTATGGAATAGATCAATTAGTAAATGATTATGGTTTACAAGTTAAAACAGTTTGGTATGAAGCATTTGACAACGCAGGGCAGACTAAGGTAAACTACTTGCGTAAGATGAGAAAGAATGGCGAAAAACTAAATGAAGCACCTAGAATTGAACTATCCACCATACATGCAGCAAAGGGTGGAGAAGCAACAAACGTTGTACTGCTAACAGATCTTACAGAAAATACTATGCGAAGTTATGAAAGAAATCCTGACGACGAGAATAGATTATTTTATGTAGGTGCAACACGAACAAAAGAAAATTTACACATAATAGAACCAAAGAAATATGAAAAAGGATATATACTATGACACACAAAGATATGTTCAAAGGAACAACATACAATTCTTTAGAGGATCAGATAGGCGGGAAGCACTACCGTAACATGAAGATACAGCCTGCAGAATTTATAAACGAAAACAAATTACTTTTTGCAGAGGGTAACGCTATAAAATATATTTGCAGACATTCGGCAAAGGGCAAAAGACAAGACATAGAAAAAGCAATACATTATTTAGAAATGATACTTGAAAGGGACTACGATGCAGATACCTCTATTTAAACCACAGACAGAGTGGTTGCCACCAGAAAATTTTCCAGATCTATCTAAGTATGATGAGATTGCAATTGACCTAGAAACTAAAGATCCAGACCTCATGAAGATGGGATCAGGTTCTGTTGTAGGTAAAGGTGATGTAGTTGGTATTGCTGTAGCTGTTGAAGGATGGTCAGGGTACTATCCTATCGCTCACGAAGGTGGTGGTAACATGAGTCGAGCTAAAGTTTTAAAATGGTTTCAAGGGGTACTAAGTACACCCGCAGATAAAATATTTCACAACGCCATGTACGACGTGTGTTGGATTAGAGCGCTCAGTTTAAATATTAACGGTAGAATAATTGACACGATGATTGCATCGGCCCTTGTTGATGAAAATCAAATGCGTTATGATTTAAACAGCTGTGCTAAAAGATACACCGGTAAAGGTAAAAATGAAACAGATTTATATCAAGCTGCAAAAGATTGGGGTGTTGACGCCAAAGCAGAAATGTATAAACTACCTGCCATTTATGTAGGTGCATACGCAGAAGCAGATGCAGAAATTACATTACAGCTTTGGAAAGAATTAAAAAAAGAAATAGATCACCAAGATATAAATTCTATTTTTGATATGGAGACTGAATTGTTTCCTTGTCTGGTAGAGATGAAATTTCTTGGCGTGAAAGTGGACGTTCAAAAAGCTCATACAATGAAGCAAGAGTTATCGCAACAAGAAGCCAAGTTAATCCAAACAGTAAAAAAAGAAACAGGAATAGACACTCAAATATGGGCTGCAAGATCGATTGCACAAGTGTTCGATAAACTGAAACTAGACTACGATAGAACTGAAAAAACATCTGCACCTTCCTTTACTAAAAACTTTTTACAGAATCACCCCCACCCAA